GTGTTAAGAGTTTCAACTATTGAACTCAAGTCCTTAGATTTCTTGACGTTCTCATCAAGCGGAATACCTAACTTGGTGAGCGCACCAACATTGCCTCCGAAGGCTTTACCTAAGGCAAGAGAAACTGCTTCCAAGTCCTGCCCTGTTGCAGCACTTATGTCGAGCGCAAGTCCGAGGTTTGTTTGAGCGAAAGTGATGTCACCTGTCGCTCTCGCGAGGTTCGCTAGGGCTGGACGAAGAGCATCGTCGGCCACTCCGACAAGCATTTGTTGTTTGGATATATATTTTTCAACGGATGCAATCTGTTCATCGGTTGCATCCATTGTTCGACGTAACTGATCGGCAAGTTTCTTTTGACTTTCTTGATCCTCTGTCGCTGCCTGTACGGCTGAGAATGCGGCAGCACCAATCGCACCGGCAGCAGCCGTTGCAATCAACGCACCTTTCTTGGCGACATCAAATACTGCGCCAAGCGCATCCGACCCTTCTCTGCCAAGTTTCTTGAACGCCGTGATGGCACTGTCGGAGTTGCCTAAGATTCGTACGAGGAATGTGCGTTCACCTGCCATGGTGAAGCAATTCTACTCAGTTAGCAGCCATCCGTTTACGCAGCTCAGCCCACTCGCATTGCATGTCTTTATGTATCTCTGCTTGTGTCATGCCGTCATATTGTGAAAGATCAACTGGTGCATTCCACCACTTCGGGTCAAGAACACATCGCATCGGATTACCGCGACGCGGCTGACGAGTCGAGCGAATGCTTGGTGTTGAGAATGTGCGCGTTGGTGCTGCGATGTCGGTGATGGTCGGGTCAAGGAATCGCCAACCTGAATGATGCGTATGAAACGGTTGACCAGCCTCATGCTGTGGCAGATAGAAGATACGGGCAGGGTCTTTGGTTGCTGGATCGCCCTTGAGACGAAGACGCTCATGTGTCTCATACCAGACTTCTTCCCAATTCTGTACCGGCACAGCCTGCTCGAATGGAACGACAACGTGCCAGTGTGGATCGTTGTCACGATGTGACCAGGTTGTGTAAGCAAAGTGTATATACGATCCGAGATCGGCCTGTTCAAATGCTTCGCCGTCAAGGTCGGCGACTAACGCCCAGACATGTGACACGTTGCGATTGCCACGGGTTGTGTGTTCACGGTATGTGACTGGCGAATATAACTTGCCGTCAGACTTCTGTTCGCGTTCTTGATGGTTGCCGAGTATTGCGGCGAAGTCCATCCAAGATGTAGCGATGGTCTTCGGATAGATGGATTTGACCGACGGGAAACCGACGACTTCAAACATTGTGCAGAACCTCCTAAGTTCAGGATAGCGAATCCTGAGCCGAATGCAAGTATCAAATACCTAGTTGTTTTACGACTTTATCTATGCCTTCTAGGTATTCTTTGGCAATTTCGTTCTTGCGTTTGCGGACGGTCGGCCAGAAGAAATAGCCCGATTGACCGCGATGGCGAAGGAATTGAAGGGTTGTCCGTCTGGCACCGCCACCGAACTCCGCACCGAAGAAGATATCTGATAAAACAACTTTTTTGTTTCTGCCTTTGACTCCTTTTCGCAAGTTCTGATTCACAGGTCGAGTCGTGGATTTGAATGGCTCATTGCCTCGAAGTTTGATTGTTGGAATACGTTCATTGCTTGCTCGTAATCCTTTGGCGACCTGTAGGTATTGTCTTGCTCGACCTGGAGTTGAACCAGCAGCTCCTGCTTCTACTTTGACTTCTGCCGCTAATTTTGTTGCAATACTGTATGCGACTTTGCGCATCTCTTTGTTGAACTCTGGACTTGCTTTTTGAAACTTGCGCAAAGTTTCAAACAAATCCTTAACTTCAACAGTGTTGCCACCTGGAACAACACCAAAACCTAAGTTCCTTCCACCGACTATTCCGCTTCCGCGACCGACAGTCGATCCACCGCCAGATGATTCTGGGAATGCTGAAAAGAATGCCATCACTTAATCCTTTGCGGTGGGTTGGATTTGATGCTCTTCCAGCGCAGATAGCCGACCATCGTGTACAGCATCCTAGGCGATTCTTGCAACAGCGACGACGGCGATATTCCCGTTTCGCAAGATAAATATGCGATCAGCCAGTGGGCTGATTGTTCTCCAAAGGGACGATCACCGCAGAATCGGTTCCAACCTCCACACTCTCGACTGTCTCAATCCATTCTTCAAACTTCATCGCAGTCTTCTTCGTGCGCTTCTCGGCATGCCAAGCCAACCAAGCAAGATCGGTGAGGCGTAGTTCTGTTTGAAAGTTTGCGACCGAACGATTCTTCTCGCCTTCGAATGCGATGAAGTCGGCGAACTGTGCGGTCACTTTTGTGGTGACGTTGTCTAGCGTCGTGACTTCTAGGTTGATTTTCATTCTTACCTCCTGATTGTTTTGTTAAGAATTATGCAACTGCTTTTGTGATTGTTCCGCTGATCGGCCAAGTTACATCGGCTGTGTTCAATTCACCGACAGCACCGTTTACTGGCGACCATTCGGTTACAAGTACCGAGAAGGTGTAGTGAGGTGAAGCTGTGCCTGCTGCGGCTGTGCCGGCTGGTTTGATAACCATGGTCACGGCTGTCGAGCCAACGAGTGGATAGATCAAGCCTTCGACTGACGAGTATTCGTTGTGAAGTGAGAGTGTCACCGAGTTGTCGATCAAGCCTGCGACGCGAGTTACTGCACCACCACTGCCGAAATTTGTTGTTGGTACCTCTGCTGCTGTAGTGCTTAGCGTAATTGCTGCCACGTCACTGGAAATATCTGTGCCGTTGAGTGTGACTACTGAGTTTGTGAGAACTAACTTTGCCATGATTATTTGTCTCCTGCCTTGTCGGCGATAGAAGTTGATTTTTCTGCCACCAGAACAATGCGACCCGATGCCAGTAGAGAGTCTAGATGGTCAACTTCGTTGCCATCAATAGTGGCTGGATATTGTTTGTCTAGAACCGTGAAGCCTTCGACCACCTGATATTTCGCCATAGGTTAAGCGTACACCACGACACGGAAATCAACTGTCAGGTAGGTTGTGTCGTTTGCATCTACCGTCGACAGGTTGGTTGCCTCTTCGACGATCAATGTTTTGGCGTATCCGCCGAGGGTTGTGTCGGCTTCGATCGCGGCACGAATCCCACCGTCATAAGACAAGTAGGTGTCCATGAGGTTTTGTGCGGTGCGTTCGGCTGCGCGACCCACGATCACACTGACCGTGAAGACATGTGTGACCAAGCCTGCTCGCATCGCACCGTGGTAGGTGATTGACTCCAAGGTCGGCCATGCGATACCGCCGATGGATGGGTTTACTTGGTCGGGTTGTTGTGCATAGGCGCGAAGGTTCGTGATTGTTTCAAGCCGAGTCTTGATGCCGTTCTTTAGTTCGGTGACTGTTGCGCTCATGCGAACATCCGCATTCGGCGATATGGCTCGACAAGTTGTGCGACGTCTGGGTCGAGTGCGCGTGTCACTCGTATCGCACCCAAGTCTCCGAAGCCGGCAACGCCGAGCGGTGAATCGTAACGCTTGAAGATTCTTGATGCCTGAATGATCACAGCCTGTGTGATTGGTTCAGGTATAGCAGGCCAACCGTAAATGGCGGTGAGTTGCACCAATGCTTCTGATCCGAAGTTCGCGTTCAATGTTGGGAACAGGTAGTCGCCGACTGCACGAATGCGTGTGTATGGAACGGTCAGTCCGTCCAAGATTCCGTTTACTGGTTCTAGTTGATAGTCGGATGCTGTCCATGTGACATCGAAGTTGCCGTCTGCGAGTGTCGATGTTTTGAGTGTGATCGCAGTCGATGAGATGTCGTCAATCTCGCAAACAAACTCGTCACCTGCCGTGAACACTCTGGTCGTCGCCGAACTGTAAGCCCAGAACTGTCGGTTCGCATAGCCGTCAATCAGTCGCGAAGCAGCACCGGCACAGTTGTCAATCAGTTCGTCGTCTTGTGTGTCGGCTGTGCCGATACGAAGAGCAGCCTTGATCTGGTTGCGTGTGGCGTAACCGTTAGTGATGGTCATGGTCTTCCTATCCTACTCAACAATCAACAATTCGTGAGATGGTTGCAGTCGGAAGAATCTTACTCCATACAGTTCACGCAACTTGCCGAC